AAAGTGGAATTCAATGATGTTGAATCTCAAATTAAATGGGAAGAATGGTTTATTTACTCCTCCATCTTACTCTCATTACTATCGTTTAAAAACGATGAAAGAAGGTAATGACAAGGGTAACTGGTATGGTTGGGAGATTAGTAGAGAGTCTCAATTAGAGGACGCTAATCTTTATGCTATTGCAAAAGGTTTTGCCGATAGTGTGACCAAAGGGGAGCGTAAAGTGAAGTATGAAGAAGATAATTCTTCTACAGATTCTAATAAAACTCCATTTTAACTAACACGGGGCGGGCAACCGCCCCTTTTTAATTATGAGATCTAATGGAACAGAGAGTAGAGAAATTTAAAAAGATATTTTATGGTTTAGACCGAGCATTTGGTCGATATCAAAGTGATGGTGAAAAAATAAATGGTAAAGCTTCTGGTAAAGCTTTTATTATTAAAGAAACTGTTGTAGATCAATTATGGATTGATCATTTAGAAGGTAAAGATCCAAGTCTTGGTATTATTCCTATACGTGATGATTCAACATGCACGTGGGGTTGTATAGATATTGATACATATCCCTTGGATCATAAAGTTATTGTTAAAAAAATACGACAATTAGAATTACCCCTAGTTATGTGTCGATCTAAAAGTGGTGGTGCACATGTATTTTTATTTTTACAAACACCTGTAAAAGCAAAACTTGTAAGAGAAAAATTAATGGAATGGGCAGGAGAATTAGGTTATGCAAATTGTGAAATATTTCCAAAACAAATTGAAATTAAAGCAGATAGAGGAGATACTGGAAACTTTCTTAATTTACCCTATCATGGTGGGGACGATACTACTCGTTATGGCTTTAGTGATGATGGTAGTGGGGCTACTTTGGATGATTTCTTTTCTTTATATGATACTTATTGTACGTCCGAAGTAGATTTAAAAAAGATTAAAGTTAAACGAAAAGAAATACCAGAATTAAATGATGGACCTCCTTGTTTATCAACATTAATGGCTCAAGGTATTCCGCAAGGCGGAAGAGATAATACATTATATCAATATGCAGTGTATGCAAAAAAGAAATGGCCAGATGAATGGCAAAAAAAAATAGATCAATTTAATCATAAATATATGGATCCTCCATTGGATTCTAGACAAGTTCAAAAAACAATTAACCAGCATGAAAAGAAAGATTATCAATATAAATGTAAAGATCAACCAATGTGTGCAGTATGTTCATCATTACAATGTCGTAGTCGACAATATGGAATTGGTGAAGCGTTTGAACATCCAATTGCTGATTTAACAAAATTTGAAAGTGACGATTCACAGTGGTTTATTAATATTGATGGACGACGAATAAAATTATCAACTGATGAGTTATATGATCAGCATAAATTTAGAAGAGCATGCATGAATGATATAAATATTTTACCGAACATGATGCGACCAAATGATTGGACACAACGACTACAGGCATTATTAACGACTGTAGAAGTTATACAAATGCCACATGAGATTAGAAAAGAAGGACGCTTTGAAGCTTTACTACAAAAATTTTTAGAAGATCAAGGTGAAGCAATGGATGCGAGTGAGTTAGATATTGGTAAAGCATTATTTAAAGATAAAGAATATGAAGAAAAAATAAAGAATGATTCTGGCGAAGTTACTGAAACTAAAAAAATTAAAAAAAGAACAGCATTTTTTAGAATGGATGAATTACAAAAATTTTTAGATAAAAAAAGATTTAAAGATTTGAATCCAACAGAAATGAATGCACACATAAGAGATACTTTAGGTGGTGGAGATACACGAATGAAAATATCAGGTAAGACAACTTATCTGTGGTATGTGCCTTGGCAGAAACAAGAAGAGAAATCTTTAGATATACCAAACATGGAAGAGGAGACACCTTTTTAATGAGAAATATTATTTTTGGACCTCCTGGCACTGGTAAGACGACACACTTGTTACGCATTGTAGAAAAAGAACTAAAAGAAAATAAAGTTGCGCCCAATAAAATTGGCTACTTTGCATTTACAAAGAAAGCAGCAACAGAAGCATTATCACGTGCAGTAACAAATTTTAATTATAACACAAAAGACTTTGTCTATTTTAGAACATTGCACAGCTTAGCATACCGTGAATTACAATTAAAAGAAGAAGATGTAATGGGTGATGATGATTATAAAACACTATCTAATAAACTTCAAATTAAATTAAGCAATCCGAATAGAAAAATTGAAAGTTATGGCGCGGGACTACCCGATGATGTTTTTACACGTATTATTGATCTTGGAAAAATAAACGGTTACACAACAAAAAGACAATTTGAAGAACCAACGACAGGTCACTTAGATGGTGGTTGGAAAAAATTAGATTATATCGACAGAGCATTACACGAATATAAATTTGGTGGATTATTTCCGCGTAATAAATTTGATTATACGGATATGTTAATTGAATTTAATAAGAGAAATTTATCCCCGCAATTTGATGTAGTCATTATTGATGAAGCACAGGATCTTAGTTGGTTACAATGGAAAATGGTGGAGCGTATAGTTGCAAACTCAAAACGTGTTTATATTGCTGGTGATGATGACCAAGCAATTTTTACATGGGCGGGAGCAAGGCCAGATTTCTTGATGAATATGGATGGAACTAGAACCATTCTAAATAAATCATATCGCTTACCGCAATTAATTCATAGTAAAGCAAATCAATTAATTAATCGTATACAACACCGCGTAGATAAAGAATGGTCAGCGCGTAGTGAAGATGGTCAATTAAATTATTCACCAGGTGAACAGCTAAATAAATTAAAAACAGGTGAGTGGTTAGTGCTTGCAAGAAATAATTATAGGTTAGATAAATTGGAAGAAGAATTAAAATTAGATGGACATTATTATATGCGCAATGGAAAAACATCTATTAGCCAACGTGTCTTTAATGCCATTATGGCATGGGAAAATTTGCGTAAAGGAAAAGAATTATCATTGAAAGAAGTAAAATATTTTTATTATTATTTAAGTGTCGGTGAGAATGTAGAGCGTAATCATAAAACTATGCAACGTGCTGATGTAGACAAAATGTATGACTACGATACACTGACCACGGAACATGGATTAAAAGTTTCAAAAGACAAACCATGGTTTGAAGCATTAGCTGATATACCGCGTGAAAGATCTTCTTATGTTCGTGCTATTTTACGACGTAAAGAAAAAATTACTAAAGAACCACGTATTAAATTATCGACAATTCATGGATCTAAGGGTGGCGAAGCAGACAATGTTATGTTATTAACAGACTTGTCTCGTAAAACAGACGAAGAATATTGGAAGAATAAAGACTCAGAGCGACGTGTATTCTATGTGGGAATGACACGTGCACGTAACACTTTAACGATTGTTCGATCGCAATCGAATAGAGAATTTTCAGAGGCTTTTTAATGAATAAATTAGTAAGAATAATTTTAACAGAAGAAGAAAAGAAATTATTAAAAGAACTTAGAGACTCTATAAATTCTGATACCATTGAAGAATGGGGAAGAAATGAAATGCGAAGACACATTAAAGATGATTATGCACCACACCCTGATGCCAAAGGATATGAGGATAAGAAATGAAGAGTAAAGAATATTTAGAAAAAACAATTGATATTATTAGTGGTGATCGCCACAAGGATTATGGGGATAAAACAATTAATCATCAAAACATTGCTGACTTATGGAGTGCTTTTCTTGGTCGTGAAATAACAGCACATGACGTTGCCATATGTATGTTACTTGTAAAAGTTGCACGATTAAAACACAATCACACAAAAGATTGTTATATTGATATGGCAGGATACGCCGCTATTGCTGGAGAAATTGAAGATAACATAAAGAAAGAGAAATAATGGACACTAGATTATTAAAAATAAGAGAAATGAAAAGATTTTGTAAATGGGTTGACACTAAAAACGTAGCTCAATTAAGTCAGTACAGCACTATGGCAGAATTTGATAGGGCGGATACAGCAAGTAAAAAAAATGAATTTTTTTTAAAAAGAAGTGAAGGTAATTATAAACGGACGTGGCCTCCTGGACGCAATAGTCGCACATGTATTTCAGTACTAGATATTTATTCTTTTGGTTATAAGATGAAAGATTATATAAATAAAAGACAAGAGAGAAAAAGAAAAAAAGGAAATAAAAAAAAGGAAATAAAAATGAAAAAAGAAGTAGTAAGAAGTAAAGATAAAAAAAGAACAGTTGGAATGTATCCAGAAAGTTTAAGAGAGACAACATTTATACATAACAATAAATACAAAGAAAAATATATATGGCCAAATAATTCTCATTTATTACTTTCGCCTTCAAGAATATTAGATGGAACAAAAGATAAAACTGGATTAGATGCATGGAGAAAAAGAGTTGGTGAGGAGGAAGCTAATAGAATTATTGAAGAATCACAAAAGATAGGAAAAAGTTTACATACATATATAGAAAATTCTGTTTGGAAATTTTGTAATGTTAGGTATCAAAATCACCCACCTCTTATTAATCCTATATATCATCCTCATGCCGATCTAGTATCTAAAATGGGAAATATTGTATTAGAAAAAGGATTAAAAAATTCTTTAGAAGAAGTGTATGGTTTAGAATCTTATATTTATTATAGTATTTATTTTAGAGGAATTATTGATTTAGTAGGTAAGTATGAAGGTGAAGATACTATTGTTGATTTTAAAACAAAAACAAAAATGCCTAAAGAAGAATGGATGGAAGATTGGTTTATGCAAGTAGCGGCTTATGGAATGGCACATAACTTTAGATGTGGAACAAACATAAAAAAAGGTGTTGTTTTATTGATAACCAGAGAATTAGAATTTAAAAAAATTATTATTCAAGGAAATGACTGGAATAAATATTACAGGATGTTTTGTGAAAAATTAAAGGATTTTGTATCTATTGATAGAGATAATAAAGAAGAAGAATTTAAATATGCGCAAGAAAGATACAAAGAACTTGAGAAAACCATACAGGAGATAAAATGAGCCAAGGACTTTTATTCAAACCAGATAGTGAATGGGTACCACCAGAAAGTGTACCTAATTTAAGTGATGCAACAGAAATCGCTATAGATTTAGAAACATACGATCCTCACTTAGCGGATCTTGGACCAGGTTGGGTAAAAGGAGATGGACATATAATAGGTGTAGCTATTGCTGTTGATGGATGGAAAGGATATTTTCCTTTGCGTCATCCTGGAGGTGGAAATTTTGATGAAAAAATATTTAAGAGACAATTAAAAAAGATCTTAGAATTACCGTGTGATAAAATATTTCATAACGCAAGTTATGATGTTGGATGGTTACGTCATTGGGGACTTGAAGTTAAAGGTAAAATTATTGATACTTTAATTGCTGCTCCCTTAGTTAATGAAAATAGTTTTAGATATGATTTATCAAGTGTAGGATTAGAATATTTAAAAGAAAAAAAATCAGAAACACTTCTTTATGAAATTGGTTCAGCAATGGGTATTCCTAAGAATAAAATTAAAGGTAGCCTACATTTATTTGAAGCATGTTTTGTTGGGCCATACGCCGAACAAGATGTTGATTTAACTCTTCGGTTGTGGAAACATTTTAAAGTAGAATTAATTAAGCAAGAGTTATCAAGTATTTTTGACTTAGAGACACGATTACTTCCATGTCTTATAGATATGACATGGAAAGGTGTTCGTGTTGATTTAGAAAAGGCAGATAGAATTGAAAAGAATTTAAAGAAAAAAGAAGGAGAAATATTACGTCAAATAAAAAAAGATACAGGTATTGATGTAGAGATATGGGCTGCTGTTAGTGTTGCTAAAGCATTTGATAAATTAAATATTAAGTATGAACGAACAGAAAAAACAAAACAACCAAAGTTTGATAAGAATTTTTTAACAACGCATAAACACCCTCTTGCTAAAATGATTGTTCAAGCAAGAGAAATTAATAAAGCAAATACAACTTTTATTAACACAATTTGTCGACATTCTTTTAACGGCCGCATTCATGCACATATTCATCAAATGAGAAGTAATGAAGGTGGAGGAACGGTTACAGGAAGATTCTCATATTCAAATCCAAATTTACAACAAGTGCCTGCACGAAATAAAGAGCTTGGGCCATTGATTCGTTCCATCTTTGTGCCCGATAAAGGATGCACATGGGGTAGCTTTGATTATTCACAGCAAGAACCCCGTGTGCTCGTTCATTTTGCTTCACTCACAAGTGGAGGACTTAAAGGTGCAGATGAAGTTATTGAATCATATAAAACAAAAGATCCAGACTTCCACCAAGCCGTTGCCGATATGGCTGGTATTGATAGACGTACAGCAAAAACAATTAATCTTGGTATGATGTACGGTATGGGTAAAGGTAAACTTGCAAGTTCACTTGGACTTGATAAATATGAAACAGAAGATTTATTTAAAAAATTTCATGCCAACGTTCCCTTTGTAAAACAGTTGATGGAACAAGCAACACGCAAAGCGGATCACGTTGGATTTTTACGAACACTTCTTGGTCGTAAATGTCGTTTTGATTTGTGGGAACCACGCGCGTTTGGCATTCATCGTGCTCTTCCTTTATGGGAAGCCGAAAAAGAATATGGCCGAGACCTTAAACGTGCTTGGACTTATAAAGCATTAAATAGACTGATACAAGGTTCCTCCGCCGATATGACGAAGAAGGCTATGGTGGACCTGTATGAAGAAGGAATAATTTCTCACATACAGGTTCACGATGAATTGAATTGTTCAATTGAAAATAAAGAACAAGCTAAGAAGATAAAAGAAATTATGGAGCAGACAGTTGAGCTGAGAGTTCCATTAAAAGTTGATATGGAGTTAGGGCCATCATGGGGAGAGATCCAAAAAAAGTAACAGGCGATGTGAATGAATTTCGTGCTGTTATAAAGTTTTTAAAAGAAGGATATATGGTTTTTAAAAATGTTTCTGGTACTGGACCTATAGATATGGTACTAATACATCAGGAAACTGGCGAAATTAGAAAAATCGACGTTAAAACAACAAGTTATCGTCAATCATGGAGACCTGGGACGCGTATTCATAGACAACGGACCAAGGAACAGATAAGATTAGGTGTAGAGTATGAGTTTCTTGATAAGGATTAACAATGATAAAAATATGGTTTCTAATGGCATTAATGTCATATCCAGGTGTACCTGCTATAGCTTACAAAGGCTTTGGAGGATATTTGGAAAAAGAAGAATGTGAGGAAATGAGAATAGTAGCAGAACAACAGATTGCCAATTTTGAAATACGAAGAGGAAATACAATTTATATTGAAACTTATTGTATGGAAATGCAAGCATTTGAAAGTCAATTTAAAGAAAAAGATATAGGAGTGTAATGCTTAAAGAAATTTGTGCAACATTACTTGTATTATGTAATCCAATTTTGCATGGATTTGATTTTGATTATGCAAAAGATGATCGAGATCTTTTCGTGCAGGGGATTGCTGAATGCACTGTAAAATATAACGCATTTTTACCAGAACATGAAAGAGCGGTTGTTGTATTAAGTGTAGCTCAAGCTATTATTGAATCAGACTGGGGAACATCGAGATTCGCAAGAGAAGCAAATAATTTTTATGGTGTTATACAAACAGATAGAACAGAACCACATATTAAATCATTGCGCGGAAATGTTTTATTAAAAACGTATGGTAATAAATGTGAAAGTGTTGCTGATTATATTGAATTATTAAATGGTAGTAGTTTTTTTGAAGAGTATCGTGAGGTAAGACTTTATCAAGTATTAGAAGGAGAAGTAGATATTTTTGAGATTATTGATACATTAGATTCTTATGCAAAAGACCCTAAATATCAAG